CTTACGGGGCACCCGGTGCTAGGAAATTAATCCTATCGCCTTGCGAGCCGCACTTGTGCGGTTAGCTACTCTACTACCTTCTTTAAATACAGTGTATTCCACGAAGGTAGTCTATTGGTGTTAAATGGAGAAGAAATGGGAACTTACGTGTCTGGTAGGCGGTACGGCCAAAAGCCATTCCGCCTTAGTGGGAAGTTTGTTACTTCCATACCGGGTCAACCGGTTGCATCGGCATCATTCAATGCTCCGTTATATACGGATACTCATTTAGGTGTCGATACTACACTTACAGCCACGCAAAAGCAGGATAGCGTCACTTCTTATAGAAGTAACGTTCCGGACGATGGGCACTACTTGTCTATCTCTGACTTTCTAGTCAAAGAGCCAAGTTTTGATCACTCTGGAGATATTGGACACCCCTTTAGGGTAGATCACAGGAATGTCTTTTTGACACCTTCTGCCTACCTGAATGGGGTATCCGTACACGACCCGAATTCGGGCCGAGTCTTCCAGTATAGTGGTCCAGTCTACCCCAGTGGCATACAAACCTCTGGGGCAGCTACGCCTGTAGGAGATTCATCCGTGTCTCGACTTAGTGTCGACACGCCTTTCGAGAATATACCCTCTGTGGATATATCACTCGGCACGCGCGCTATACACGGCTCTGCTCCTGATCGTCCGAATGTTTCCGTGTCTTCAGACGTCCTCGAGATGATCTCGGGAGACGTTTCTCCTAGGATAGTCGGTCAAAGCTTGCTTGAAGTTTTTACCCATAGGTCGTGGTTACGACTTGTGGAAAGAACTACAGCAGCTGCTGGTGACGAGTACCTTAACTGGGTATTCGGCTACCAGCCCGACCTAGGTGATCTGAAAACTCTGATACAAGTACTGTCCACTTCTACGAAGCGGATTACCCAGTACTACTCAGACTCTAACAAGTTTGTTAGACGGAAATTTTACTATCCAGCAGTTCAGACCTATGATGCGGGCACGGTCCCCTATAGCGGAGTTACGGGTATTATTCCCAGTTTCGTTAATAGTGGTTCGTACTCGAATTGGCCAGTGAACCAAATAAATGGTGCACTAGTCACATCTCGGCCTTCTGCTTCAACATTGTTAGTTGAACGTAGTGCGATTACTCGCACATGGTTCAAAGGTGAGTTCCTCTACAGCCTAGCGGTTGGAAAGGACCTTCTCTCTCGAATGGAGAGGTGGGGTCAAGTGATTGACAAACTCACCGGCGCTCGAGTTACCCTCGAGTCGTTCTACAATGCTGTCCCATTCTCTTGGATGTTGGACTGGTTTACTGACATTGGCGATATTATCGCAAATGGTGTCAGATCCGAGTTCAACAACGAGATTCTTCGCTACGGGTACCTAATGGAACACGTTCGTGTCCAGAAGACCTACACTCTTGTAGGGCCGTTCGTTTTTGCGAACGGGTACAGGGTTCCTAACCTATCAATCACTTACGTGAGCGAGAAGAAGGAACGAGTCCGTGCGACTCCATTTGGCTTCGGGATTGATCCTGGAGCATTTTCGGCATCACAGATCGCGATACTCGCTGCCCTTGGTATTTCCAAGGGTCAAGGCTTATCCCTTCCGGGTAAGTTTGGCGGGTTTCCGCGTTACTGAAACAGCTACTTAATGAGCTGTTCTACCGTTTCAACAATAGAAAGGAGTTGCTTATGGCACTCTCAGATCCACAGTCCGTTACTATTTCCGGTACGGCAATTTCTCTTCCCCTTACAGGGAGAGACCTTGCCAATGGCGTTTACACGTCTTCGGATGGTACGACTAAACTCTCCGTATCGCATGTTTCTGCGACACGGAACCGTACGACGATTCGACTCGACCTGAATAAGCTCGCGTCGGACCCCTACGTTGCTGGAAACAGCAACAAGGTGTCATCGTCGGTCTACATCGTTGTAAATACCCCTAAAAACGGGTATTCTACGACGGAGATGGTTGCTGCTACGGTAGGCCTTCTGGGCCTGCTCACAGCTGGAACCAATGCGGTTCTCACCAAGGTAATTGGTGGGGAGTCCTAGTATGGCGTCGGTTTTTACCGATGTACTACTAGGGATCTGTGTGTCTGGGTTCTCTCTCGTATTGATCATTGTCAGTCAGACAATGACCTTCCGCGGTAGAGGTCCCAAACACTAGAGTCCGTAGGCTAGGGACTGTCCAACCTTATTAAAAGGAGAACATGAAAAGCCTTAACCTACTCGCAATGACCGTACTGCTTGATGCAGGAAGGTCAGTTGGCGTTAGCACCACTAGAGATGGGAAGACCCTCTCTAGTCGAATCAAACACGAAGGTGATAGCTTTCTAACTATCACCCTGCCCACATACGGAAAAGACTTCGAAAGATGTCTGGACCTGTGTGGATTGTTCCCTGGCGCCTTTCCCTCCTTCAAAAGAGGAAAGGGCGGAGTTCTCCCTGCGTTTATGCAAGGTTTTCTCGAACTTGTGTTTGACCGTAGAAGTGGTGTCCTATTGGATAAACCGTCCATTGCAGCTATCCGTGCAATCCGTCAACTAACGTTGATGTTTGCAAAGATAGAGCGCGAGCCTTCTGAGAAGAAGGTCCGTGCCGCGTTGGATCGATATATCCAAAATGATAATAGTGTGCGTGAGAGTACGCGCAATCTAAAGGTTGATGACCTCGAAGATTTCACACGTCTCTCTTCCCTTGTACTGGGAGGTGTTTTTAGAGCGGCAGAGCGCCGCCTAGAAACCTTCCAGTTCGAGGGTCGCCATGGTCCCGGTAGTACAGCCGAAGGGCTGCTGGGTAATAAGAAATATTATTCCCTTACCTGGACCGACCGACTCGAGCACATTTTTCCCGCAAGGAGAATGTTGTTTCCTCGGGTCGGCTACTCTTTCGAGTATGACATACACTATTATACCCCGGACAACGAGCCGCCTGTAAAGGTGGTCGCTGTTCCTAAAACAATGAAATCACCTAGAATCATCGCTATGGAGCCTGTGTGCATTCAATATGCACAACAGGCTTTGTTGCAGATGTTCTATGATGAAACTGAACGCAATTACCTCGCGAGTCAGTTCATTTCGTTTCGCGATCAGGAACCTAATCAGTTCCTTGCTTGCGAAGGTTCCCATTATGGCGACCTTGCAACACTCGACTTGAGTGACGCTAGCGATTTGGTTTCAAATCAGCTCGTAAGGGCCATGTTCTCTCAGTATCCTCTCTTGCGGGAGGCTATTGATGCTACACGGTCCCGATCTGCTGACGTACGTGGTCAAGTCATCAGACTAGCCAAGTACGCGTCGATGGGGTCAGCAACGTGCTTTCCAATAGAGACATACGTCTTTTTGACGCTCTCTCTGCTTGGAATTGAACGAAGCTTAGGACATCGCCTAACCATATCCGACATTAAGTCGTTGTATGGAAAGGTGCGCGTGTTTGGGGACGATACAATCGTTCCCACACGCTTTGCCAGTTCTGTGGCCGTTACGCTCGAGGCCTTTGGGCTTCGAGTGAACCGAAGCAAGTCTTTCTGGACCGGGAGGTTCAGAGAGTCTTGCGGCAAGGATTATTATGATGGGCACGACGTTTCTGTCGTTAAACTCCGTCATGATGTTCCTTCGTCACGGAACGACGCCCTTGGGATAATCAGTCTGTCCAATGTTCGGAATAACCTTTTGGGTTATCCGGGTGTTGAACAGTTCTGTGATAGGAAGTTAGCTTCGCTAATACCCTATCCAGAGGTAACTGAGAACTCAAGTATAATCGGGAGAGTCACACCCCACCCCTCTAATAAAGGGTACAGGTGGGACTCTTCGCGATACCGCCCCTTGGTAAAGGGCGTTGTCGCGAAGTCATCCATGCCGGTTAATCCGGTAGATGGTTCTCTCGCATTATTGAAGTTCTTCCTTGAAAGGGGATCTGATCCCCTTGAAGAAGAGAGCTTCAGGCGTTCTGGACGTTCCAGTTCCGTCCGACTAAAAACTGGATGGTATCCGGTCCATTAGGACCGGATAGGCGGTAAACAACCCGCCGTGTGGAGATTTTTTGTAATCTCTGTCCGCGTTAGCGGTCGGAGATGCTTACTACCCTTTCTTAAAGGTAGCAGTGCATCTCCGCACCC